GTTTGGTGTGCCATATGTTTTTGGTAAAGTGTACTCTACGCCACGATACTTGAGTTTAGTAAGTCTTTTAAGATCTGTTTGCTCTTTAACACGAGCTTGTAGTTCTACTGGAGACATAGTAAGTTCCTCATAGTATCTGATCCCCGTTCCATGATCAGATTTCATGCGTCCTAATTAGGATGAACGGACGTTAGGATTAATAACCTTTTTTCTTTGTGCCCTTTTTCTTAGGTGGGCGGCCTACTTGTGAACCATAGGTTCCTTTGCCTTTAGGCATTTTGAATCACCTCCGATGATGTTGATGCTAGGTCAAGTGGAAAATTGTGAGCGTTACGCTCGTGCATTACTTCCATACCAAGATTAGCACGGTTTAATACATCTGCCCAAGTAGGGACAACCCTACCACTAGCTGCTACGACGGACTGGTTAAAGTTGAATCCGTTGAGATTAAAAGCCATAGTGGAGATTCCCATACCGGTAAGCCATATGCAAACGACGGGCCAAGTAGCAAGGAAGAAATGTAAGCTGCGACTATTGTTAAAGCTGGCATATTGGAAGATAAGTCTCCCAAAGTACCCATGAGCCGCAACAATGTTATACGTCTCCTCCTCTTGACCGAATTTATATCCATAGTTTTGTGAGGTAAGCCCAGTGGTTTCTCTAACGAGCGAACTCGTAACGAGACTTCCGTGCATTGCAGCGAAAAGAGCACCGCCGAATACCCCAGCAACACCGAGCATATGGAAAGGATGCATAAGGATATTGTGTTCGGCTTGGAATACGAACATAAAATTGAAAGTACCAGAAATCCCAAGAGGCATACCATCAGAGAAACTCCCCTGACCGAACGGGTATACCAAGAAGACAGAGAATGCTGCTGCAACTGGTGCTGAATATGCTACACATATCCATGGCCTCATTCCGAGGCGATAACTAAGTTCCCATTGACGTCCCAAGTAAGCTGAGATACCGATGAGAAAGTGGAACACAATAAGTTGATATGGTCCACCGTTATACAACCACTCGTCGAGGGTTGCAGCTTCCCAGATTGGGTAGAAGTGAAGACCGATTGCGTTCGATGATGGGACGATTGCCCCTGAGATAATGTTGTTTCCATAGAGTAAAGAGCCAGCTACGGGTTCACGTATACCATCTATGTCAACAGGTGGTGCAGCTATGAAAGCTACGATAAATGCTGTTGTAGCAGTTAAGAGTGCAGGGATCATAAGCACACCAAACCACCCCACGTAGAGGCGGTTGTCTGTGCTCGTAACCCAGTCACATAAACGCTCCCAGTTGGTATTTGGTTTTGTTAGTGTGGCTGTAGTCATTTAATTAAAAAGAGAATTTGGCACCTAGTTTTGTGCCGTAGTTGTTGTCAGCATCTTCCACTTGTGAGAAAGATACTTCGCCATAGACGCCAAGTTTATCTGTAGCAGAGACAGAACCACCAAGCTTGCCAGAGACATTAGACTCTGAATCAGCGCCATCAACAGCACTAATTGTCTTACCACCTTGTACATAGTAAGCAAGACTGCCGATAGAATTTTCATAACCTAAGTGTAGGTCGGTAGCTCTTGATGTAAAATCAGAGCCAGTGTAGTTAGCGTTCGATTCGACGTTAACGTAAGGTCCAGCTAGTACTGGAGAAGAGCAGAGTGATACTGCTGTAAGTGCTATAAATTTTTTCATTAAAATATTCCGGGTATGATTTGTCCAGTCGTGGCGTAGGCTCCAAGAGCTGCCACAATGCCAAGCATAGCCCAGCGTCCGTTTTGGATTTCTGCGTTATCGTTCATAGTGTATTCAATAGGAGCTTGAAGTTGTAGTACTTCTGTGTCGTTCATTAAAGTAATGAGTAAGTTAATGGGCGATGATGAAAGTTCAGGTCGCCACGCTCCCTCCTGTATAGGTCAGTTATTGACTACGCTTGTGGTGGGTTTTGTGGTCCTAATAAATCAATAATTCTTAGAGGTCCAGTTCCATCAGGATTCTGTGGTATAGTCATATGTCCTGTGTCTTTTAGTCGTCTTATATTGTTAGCAGGTAAATTAGCTTTCATTGCACCTCGCTGCAGTATCAACCTTCTCAAGTCAGGATCTAAATGTCTCAAGCTACCACCATTACGTTGGTATAACTGTAGCCATTTATCTAACTCTGTAGGGGGAGGGTAATTCATACCAGATATCTGTAAACCAGCTTGAGGATGCTCTTGTAGATACTGTTCTTTCATCCAAGGTATTTCAATTAACTTACCGCTAGGGTCCATCTGCATCCAAGGTGGTATTGGAAGTTCTCTATTATACTCATCATGATACTGTGGTTGTGGTCCTCTTCCTTCACCATGAGCTAGTTTCCAATCAGGATGACCAGGAACATTACCTTCACCATAATCATCATCATTAGCTAAAGGTTTACCTGTTCTCCTAATATTATTAGCAGCTAGCTTCTGTCTTCCCGGTGCTGGGACGTAAGGCTCATTAGGCTTTGGTCCTGTAGGAGGAGTATAAGGTTGACCGGGTGATCCACCTTCTCCAGCTATCATCAGCTGCTGCTGCAAGGATTCAATTACTTCCTGTTGTATCTTTAATTCTTCACGATAGTTTTTATCCCATCCTTGTAAGGCCATAATTAGAAATTAATATTAGATCGTTCGAGCTTCTTCATTACCTTCTGTCTGAAACCGGGATCTCTGTCGTATCGAGGATCACTCATAGCCTCTACTACTTCAGCTTGACTATTGAATTGGCTGCCATCTCCTCTTGGAGCTGTGCCTGTTACCATTGTACCTTCTCTTCCTTGTGAATCTTGATACCTATAAGCTAAAGAACGGACTGCAAAGAAAGCAGCAAGTGGATCTCCTCTTTCTATAACTGTATCAAACATCTGAACTTCTTGTGGGTTTAGATTATCCTTTGCCCACTGTAGCATTTCACCATACTGTTGATCACCACCAGCTACATTCTTTAACTCTGTAGCCTGTTGCTCAGTTATAGGTTGTGGTACATTCTGTTCAACCTGTTGACGATATCGAAGATGCATATCAGCTATATCAACTGAATCTAACTTAGATAATTCTTCAAGAGTTTCTTTAGAATAATCTTCTCCATTAGCTTCTTCCCATAGTTTATCTAGGATTCCATCTTTTGAAGTATCAACGTCAGCTTCATCTTCATCTTGTTGATCTTCTTCTGACTCCACTTCTTCACTATCTTGGGAGTCCCCAGCTTCCGGGCTATCTTTAGAACCTTTGTCTCCAAGTTTTTTCTGGAGTTCGACATAGGCTTTTTCTAATTCTTGTGCATCTTTATACTTGCCAGCTAGAAGATCATCTTGAGCTTCTACCATAGCTTCTCCTACCTTCAGAGAATCTTGCTCATCAGCATTAAGATTATCTATACTAGTAGTTTCTGTTGTGTTTTCAAATGTTAATGTTTCTGCCATTATTCTTCAGGTGGTAATTGTTCTTCTGGGACTTGTGCTTCTAGCTCTGCAGCTAGTGCAGGGTTCTTAGATGGATCTTGCATTGGAGTCTTAGCCATGTTAGGGGCTTGCTTCATCTGTTCCATCTGCATTGCTTGTTCTTGAGCTTGCTGTTTCTCGCCTTGTATCTCTTGCATACTCTTAACGAGATTCAAGACATCTATACCTTGAGCTGCAGCTAATCTCTTAATCAATTCATCAGGATTAATGTATTGTTGAATAGATTCTGGACCCATTGTTTGAGCAAGGGTTTGCATAAAGTTACCTAATGCTTGTACATCCTGACCACGACCAAGGGAGTTGATACCAGCAACGATGGTTGGTTTAACCATTCCTTTAGGTATCTTAGGAATCTCTCCAGTCTTCTGGAATACACTAAGCTTTCTGTTTAGATAAGGTACTAAGAACTCAATAGTAAGTAAACCAAATAGACCACCTAGCTGTTGTTCTAACTCTAGCTGTGTCATCTGGACTTCTTGAGCAGTAGTTCTCTCACTATCTCTTACACTAAGTATAAGGAAAGCTTCATTCAATCTCTTCTCTAATGTAGCCATCAACTGATAAGCAGTCTGGAAGTCAGCTGTCTTACCAACTTGTATCACACCTATATCATCTGGTCTACCTTGTACAATAGCTCCATTGCCTGCAGAAGCAAGTGTAGCAGGTTTAGTTGTGCTTGAGGGTGATACAACGAAAACAACTTTTGCAGCTGCTGCAGAGCCTTCTACTAGTGCCTGAGATAGTGCTTCAAGGGACTTAAGATCCCCAATGAATTGACCTACTCTTCCTCTACCATAAGCTTCTCCATCAACTGTATTAAATCTGAGTGGTAGCCAAGGTGTAGTTTCAACAGGAGCTTTACTTCTACTCTGTGGTAGCTCCTTATCAAATACTTCTTGATGCCATACAAATCTATTGTTCTCTCTAGTTACATGAGTGTATACATCACACTCTTCTTTATCAGACTTAGTTTCATCTACAGAACTGTCTGGTTCTTCGGGATACAGTACCTCTTTAGGTAGCTGATTCTCTATTAATTTTTTGTTGATTCTTTCTTTCGTGACTATTTCAATCACATCGCCGTTACCATCTCGTTCTATCACAAAGCGATTCAATGGAAATAACTTCAGCCCATTTTTACCCATGAAAATTAGAGCATTACCACCTACAACTAGATGCTGTAATGCTTGGTGTATTACTACACGATCATCTGATGCTGCGATAGCATCGAGTATGGTCCTCTCTATTTTTGCAAAGGATAAATCTAATTCTGATTTTATTTCTGGCGGGAACTCTTCTCCTAATTGTGACTCATCTAATTGTAGTTTAAAGAAACTAGTCTGGGGTGGTACAAGACTGAGTGATAATTTACTTGCTAAAGCTACGACTCCTTTAGCTCCAACGGATTGCCAAGGAGTCTTAAGTTGCCTCATACCTTTAGAGCTTTCTTCATGCCCTTTAATTAGATAAGGTAAGGTTAGTTCCGATGCATCTTTCGCTTCTGTTAAAAACTGGGAACGATCACTTGATAAATAATCATACCTAGATTTTGCTGTCATTTTTCTATATGTTTAATGATTTTGTTGATAATCCAAATCTATTACCACCTCTTCCGAAAAACCCTGCAGTTCCTCCTGTTTTAGGTGCCCATCCTGGTATTTCATTCTGGGTTTTTACTCCTCCAACTGTTTGAGCCTGACCGTAGCCACCAGCTCCCCAGTTAGCATTGTTCCACATGTTCTGCATGTCTTCTTTATACGTATCAAATGCAGATCTTAAACCAGAAAGATCCCCTGTTAATCCTGCAATACTAGCTAACAATGCTGAATCATCATACTTAGATCCAGCACCTCCTGCATTATATGCAGCTGTAAGATCAGCACCAGATATAAAATTAGAACCTGCGTCTTGAACTCCACCAGATATACCACCAGTACCTTTAAAATTAGTACCACCTGCTGCTAATTCTGCTGCGTTATGTGCATCGTAAGCAGTTTTTATATTGCCAACATTAAAATTTGTTTGATCTCCATAGTTACTGGTAGAAACATTAGGATCTGTTGTTACCACATTAGCTATATCAGCTGTTATAGAATCTCCTGGTCTCCAACTACTAGCGGCACTACCACTAGCATGGTGATATGGAGATACATAAGCACTACTAAGTGAATCTAATTCAGCTTCAGTTACATTAGGATTCTTTGCTACTTCTGCAGCACGATCTTTAAACTCTGTTGATCCAGTTAATCCAGTCATTAGGGTACTATAATCATTAGTCCCTGCTTTTATTAAATCACCCCAGTATTTTCTACCACTGGGGTCAGCATTTCGTCCTACTGTAGATTGATATAATCTATCAATATTATGATTAATAGCTGCTAGCGAGTTCCCCGACCTAGGATCGTGAACTCCAAATTTTGCCCAATCAAAAGCCATAATAGTTATTTATATTGTTAAGTTAAAGTCCCCCTCTTGCTGCCATAGCTGCTGCTATGCTGGGGAATAAGCCACGGCCTGTTGGTTTCTTTCCTGTAGGTTTAGCTCTACCTTTGCCTCGAAGATTCCGTGTAGCTAGACCTAGCCCTGCTGCAGCAAAGCCACCACCGATCCCACCGAAACCACCTCTACCGTGTCTCTGTCTAGGTGGCTTACCTCTTCTGGTTTGACGTCGTAGTGATTGTCTTTGCTCAACTCCACGAAGAGCTGATTGCCTATCAGATTCACTTCTTCCTTGGAACTCATCACTTCGGATTATATTCTGTCTGATATCATCCCTTGATTGTCTACCAGATTGTAATTCATTCCTCCAGTAATCTAATCCTCCTTGATCAGCTTCCCTACCAAGTATATTCTCGTACATCATTGCGATTGTATCTGCTCCTCTCCCTATTGGAGGCATTCCTTTTGGTCCGCCGCCTCTGATCGGTCTTATACCTCCTATACCCGGACCGGGTTGAGGATTTCTTTCACGTAACCTTTGGTAATCTTCTGGACGCATCATCATATCTCTAGCTACTCCTCTAGGTATACTACGACCACCTCTATTAGGTGCTCTGTATCCATCACGTACTCCTAGTTTAGTAGGTGCTTTGAACTGATGTTTCCAACTGAAGTCTCTTACTGATTTAGGAAGTTTATTATATACTGCTCTTGTTAGTCTATTTTTATCTAAACCTAAAGCTTTATAAGCTTGAGATACATTAACATTAGCTTTAAAACTAGGATTCATTCTTGAGTAATCAAGACCATGTTGTTTAGCTAGTCTATCGTAACGTCGTTGAGACCTTGCTTCTTTACTAGAACGATCAGCTCTTGCTTGCTTTACTTTACCAGCTGCTGCTCTTGCTGCTGATGCAACACTACGAACTCCAGCAAATGCTTTACTCTTACTTGCAACTTTACCAGCTGCTTTAGCTACACTTCTAAGACCCTTACCTACACTCTTCCTTGAGACAGTACCTTTAGCTCTTCCGAATCCTTTAGATCTATTACCTTGACCGCCTCTTCTACCTCTACTTTTACTACTACTTGATTTACTCTTTGACTTTGACTTACTTCCTCCTCCTACTGAGCCTCTAGCTCTTCCGAATCCTCCTCGTCTGTTACCTTGTCCTCTTCTTCCTCCTCTTCTTCCTCTTCTGCCACCTCTTCGTGCCATGGTTTAGTCCTCCAGCCTTTTGGCTATCCACTCTACGACAGAGCGTTGTCCTGATTTGTACATAATTGCTCCTATATCTTCTTTAGGATGTGGGTTTACTGGTGGAAATTTTTCCTCCAATTCTTGAAGGATTGCTTGTGCGTTTGGCCCGATTAAAGGCTCAAGCATATTGGGGTAGGTTGACATTGCTATGCTCAAAGAACGCTGGCATTCTTGCTGACCGTGTATCAGAAAGCTGTGGAGCTTTACCCTCATACATTAATCGATCACTTGAATCCAGCCAAAAATTTTTGTCCAAATATTTATCGGTAGTATTTATACCTAGTGGTTGAAATATCCAATTAATTGTGGCCTTCCTAAGTTTGTCCAGAGAATTACTAGGACGTAGACCCATAGCAGAACATACGAGAGAATTACAGGCAACATGAATTTGCTCGTCTCTTGAGATATCTGCCGAGGTCGTGCGTAGACCAGCATCACCACAGAACCTAAAAAAAGGTAAGATAACAAAGAAGATTGCACGTTCGGCTACCAATGCTTTTAATATAGTGTGGTCAGGGTGAGATTCCCAAGCATCACGTAACTTGAGAGCCTCATATTCTGCTTTTTCATCAACGCCTATAGCGTTCGTGATATATCCAAGGGCGAGATCATGTTTAATCTCGTCCTTTACGTTTGATTCTAAAAGAGTCCGTGCAGATTCGGGAACCTCTTTTTCAAGTGCTTCTGTAATAAATTCGCCAACTGGTAGCTCCATATGGCGTATTGCGAGAGCACGGTAGATGGCTTCTTCAGCTCCATGCTTAAGCTGTCCAGCGGATACCTGTACTGGTGTCCATGTTCTCTTTCTATTGAGTAATTTTTCATAAGGGTTTTTCATTATTCTTGGCAATCACATGTGATAGGGTTTTCTTGTAAAATACCCTGCAAGTAATCTTGGACATCATCTTCGTCTAACGCTGCATATGCGTCGCTCTTATCCTGTGTGTCTCCCATTACCTGAAGGCTGTAATATAAGGAGGTTTGAGGCGATGCCAACCACTCTTCCACGAATTGCTCATCGTATTCTATAACATCACTCCAAGAGTTGAAGCTATAGCCATGAAGAAGTCCTGTTTTATTATACATTATCATTATCTCATCTGCTACTTTCTTGTAAGCATCCCAGCCTACTTCGCTTGCTATTTCTACTGGTCCATATTCATAGGTTTGCACTCCGAATGTCCCACTATCTCTGTCCACTGTTCGAGAGATTGGTGGTGCAATCTCTGGGGTACTCGTAAAGCCATCCAAAGTCTTGCTTCTGTAACTACATGAGGCTGTCGGAGCAATGCAAAATGCTCTAGCCATATTATTAGCCCTAGCCACTTCTGCGGCAGCTTCAATACCATATCTAAGTTCGCTGGCAATATGTTCTGCCTTGGTAACAATAGATCCATGATTGTTTACTACTCCTAATGCTCTACCAAATTTTTCATAGCTTATGCTATATCGTGCAAGGAGGTTTGCGAGTCCGAGGACGCCGAGGCCAACTTGTCTGTCGATATCAGACGACAAGTATTCTCCAGTTGCTCCAACACCTGTCCTGCTATGGAGGCTGCACAACTCGGACATACCATTAACGAAACCCTCTCTGATGGATTGGGTGTTACAGGCTGAGAGATTGACATGCTGTAACAAGCATGTGCCACGTGAGGGCAAGTAAACCTCAAGACAGACGTTGCCATAAATTCTTTCTCCGTTTTTATCATGTTTAATTTTGTTTAGCCAGATATCACCTGACTTAATACCATATATTAACGCTTCCCGTGTTGTATCAGTAGCGTTTTCCCATTTCTCATCATCAATGTCGACGCACCGTTTGACCCATGGGAGTTCTGATCTCGGAGTTGTAATAAAATCGACAATGTCAGGGTGATTGAGATCCAAGTGAAGAACAATCGCACCATTTTTGTATGTGCCCCCTCTACGTAAGATTTCGTTCAGTACAGAGTAGATTTTTCCAAAGGATACTGGGCCACTAGCTGTCAAGCCACGACCATTGTCGTCCCCTTTAGGACGTAGTTTTGATAAGTGTATAGCGCACCCTGCCCCATTGCGAAGGGCGTGGGATGCGAATCTCCAGCTAGCCTCAATGCCCTCTGGACCCTCCATAGAGTCCTCGACAACAAATACAGTACAGCTCACTGGAAGTCTTGATTCTGGGTTATCCAGCCATGACTGGACCCGACCAGTGCGGGAGATTAATTCTGTCATTTATATAAGATCCATTAATGTGGGTGGTTCGTAGTCTGGTCCTTTAAGAACCTTACCATCTTCTCGGTAGATTGGTTTACCGTCTTTACCTAGTTTAGACATATTACTTTGATGTACTCTGTCCAATGCTTCATCCAAGAACCAGCCCATGTTCTCGGCATACTGATAACATACATAAACTAAATCAGCTAATTCTTTCAGAGCTTCGCTGGGGTAGGTTGGGTTTCTGTGCCATAATTCTCCTTCAGCCTCAAGAAATTCTTTAAATTCCTCTACGATCAGATTCTTCTGATAGGTACGCTGTTTCTTGGAAGGGGAACTCTTTAGATTGTACTTGGATCGGAATTCCTTCGCCTGATTGGATAAGAATGTTTTCTTCATGGTGGAGTTCATTTTGTAAATAGTGAATAGCTTTTTCTAAGTCTTCGCATCGTTTGAGCTGACCGCCTTTATGACCAGCTCTACATATATATTTTATTGCATTGCCAAGGTGGAAGCTTAAGTTCTGGTCACGAACGAAATCCCAGACCTCGATGCTGCCTCTTCTATAGTAGTCCATTTTTTGAGTAGATTGGAGAGTGAATTACCTAGTACAAAATTTTGTTTCTGCAAGGCAAGGAATAGAGTTATTATATCATCTTTGTGATCATAATAGGTTTCATCTAGTCTATCCTTCAGGACTCTCATTCTGAGATCTTGCTCCATAGTCAACTGAGTAACTGGTTGCGGGAGTCCATAGTCTGACTTGTTGTTTTTCTGTGTCATAATCATCAATAGTTAATATTTTAGCTAATCTTGCATTGAGAATAGCATCATCTTCAGTTAATCCCTTATCTGTAAATGCTTTTACTGCTGTCTTCCAGCTGTATCCTTCCTTATCAAAGAGCGTTGTTGCCCTCTTGACGCCAATACCGGGCACTCCGCCATATCCATCAGTTTGATCTCCAGAAAGACACTGGATAAGATGCCAAGCTCTTCCGGCGTTAGGGCTGAC